AGATCGAGGTAGAAATGAAAGACAGTAGACTAACTAGAGCAGGTGTTTCAGGATTTAACAAACCTAAACGTACACCAAGCCATCCTACTAAGTCTCATGTGGTGGTAGCAAAAGAGGGTGACCAAGTGAAGACCATTAGGTTTGGTCAGCAAGGGGTCACAGGTGATAGACAACCAACTGCTAGACAGAAATCATTTAAAGCTAGACACGCTAAGAACATAGCTAAAGGAAAGATGTCAGCAGCTTACTGGGCAGATAAGGTGAAATGGTAATGAAACAAGGATTATATGCAAACATAAATAAACGTAAGAAGGCTGGTACTTCTCGTCCTAAATCTAAAAGTACAGTTAGTCCAGAAGCATACGCAAACATGAAGAAGGGCTTTCCTAAGAAGAAAAAGGCTAAGTAATGGAAGACATTAACAAACAGATAGGCAGGCTTGAGGCTAACGTAGAAGAGCTACAGCGTCAGATGTCTGAGCTACGTCAGGATGTTAAGGATATGTCTGCTGTTGTCACCAAGTGGAAAGGTGCTGGTGCTTTGTTGCTTATTCTTGGTGCTTCCTTTGGTTGGATAGTGGATGCCTTGTTTAAAAGATTATGAATAAACTATTGACAATACTGTTGATTTGTGGTATAATCGGTTTACAAGGTTGCAGTGCGCTCAAGCTACTAAGAGGTGGCTCAGGTGTTAATGCTAATGCACAGGTAGGTAAAGAGAATACCCAGCAGGCTGTAGTCAATCAAGAAAATACTAAGATTGAAGGTGAGAATGTTAATGTCCAGCAAAAAGAAACTGACACTAGCATCTCCACTAAGAACGTAGAACAGTTAGTCCAGAATAACACCAATGTTCCTTTGTGGTATTTATTGTTATTGGTAATAGGTTGGTTGTTGCCTAGCCCTCAAGAGATATGGGCTGGGTTTGTTAAATCATTAGAAAGAATTATACATGGCTCGAACAGTAAGCGTAGCAAGAACACTAGGACCAACTAGCAGTCCTGCTGCTAATGTCAAGCAAACATTATTTACTGTTCCTTCAAAGAACACAGGTTTGTGGATAGTTAAATATATTATTAGTCTTGACGGTAATGAGACACCTAAAGTTTATTGGTATGATTCTTCAGAAAATACAGAGTATTTAATAGTTGCAGGTAAAAACTTAGGTGCTGGCGACAGTGTTTTATTAGATGGTCAGGCTGCTGTTGCAATGAAAGAGAATGACGAGATTAGAATACAAAACTCAGGTACTACTTATTCTGTAACTTATTTAGCAACGATAGAACTAAAACCAGCAGAAACAATACAATTTCATTCATAGGAGCTAATCAATGCCAACATTTAAACCTTGTCCTACTTGTCCTTATCCAAAAAAGTGCATGGCAGCAGGTAAATGCTTACAGAAAACTATGTCTAAATCTAAAAAGAAAAAATAATCATGCCACTTAAGAAGGGTAAATCTAAGAAAGCCATCAGTGAGAACATCAGTATGATGGTTAAAGAGGGCAGACCACAGAAGCAAGCAGTGGCTATTGCGCTATCTAAAGCCAGAAAGAGTAAGAAGAAATGAACTACATAAATCTTGTTAAAGATGTATTAGTAAGACTCAGAGAGTCTGAAGTAGATAACGTTACGTCTACTCCTTACTCTAAGCTAATTGGTAAGTACATTAACGATGCAAAGAGATACGTTGAGGATGCTTACCAGTGGAACGCATTGTCTGAGACATTGACAGTCACTACTGCTAATGACTTGTTTAACTATGTAATGACAGGATCTGGTCAAAGGTTTAAGGTTATTGATGTCATTAATAGTGAAGACGATATATTCTTAGAGTATATGCCTTTTACTAAGATGAACAATTTATTCTTGAATCAAAGTCCTCAAAAAGGTTCACCGATGTACTACAACTTCAACGGTGTTGATTCTAATGGAGACACACAAGTTGACGTATATCCTATTCCTGATGGTGCTTATAATCTTTACTTTAATATTTATAAACCTCAAGTTGCGTTGAGTGCTGATGCTGACGAAATAAAAGTACCGTCACATCCCGTCATTCTACACGCCTACGCAATGGCTGTAGCAGAGCGTGGTGAGGACGCAGGACTAACGGCATCTGAAGCATTTGCTTTAGCTAACCAATCTCTAGCAGATTCTATAGCTATCGAGAATGGTAGATATCATGATGAATACGTCTGGCACACAGTGTAATGGCTAAACAACTACTTACTACTACGATATCAGCACCGGGCTTTCTTGGTATTAACACTCAAGAGAGTAGTGTTGATCTAGCTTCTGGTTACGCACTAGAGGCATACAACTGTGTCATAGATAAGTTTGGTAGGATTGGTGCTAGAAAAGGATGGACTAGACAGAACACATCTACTAATGCTGATCTAGGTACTAATGACATTGAGTTCTTGTTTGAGTTACCAGAGACAGGTACAGTGTTTGCTGGCGGTAATAGTAAGATGTTTACATTAGCTAGTGGTGCTAGTACATTGACTACAGCTATTAATACTACCGTTGCAGACGCAGCAGGAACAGGCACAACAGCTTATACGATTACAGATAACAACTGGTCAGCATCAAGCATTGTGTACGGTGAAGGACCGGATATCAAGCCTCATGGCTACTTCTGTCAAGCTGGTCACTTACCTCTAGTGTATCATCAACTAGGGTCTAGTCATGCTCATACAGGTAGCTATGGTTTTAACTTACTTAGCGATGCTGGCTCAGTACCTAGTACTTATGCTTCAGCTTCTGACTTTAAACCTAACATAGTATTGGGAGCATATGGACGTACTTGGTGGGCAGATATTACTAACGATGAGCAGACTGTGTACTTCAGCGCACTACTGGATGGATCAAACTTGTCTACCGGTGATTCAGGTTACCTTTCTTTGGTAGATGTATTTCCTAATGGAGACCAAGTAGTAGGACTAGCAGCACACAACGGTTTCTTAATTATCTTTGGTAAGAGAAACATAGCGATCTACGCTAATCCTATTGACGTAACACAGTTGACGTTAGCTGATTTGATTACTAACGTAGGATGTATCGCAAGAGATAGTATTGTTAATACTGGTACAGATGTAATGTTCTTGTCTGACACAGGGGTAAGAAGTATTGCTCGTGTTATTCAAGAAAAGTCAGCACCTATTAATGATATATCTTTTAACATTCGAGATGACTTAGTTAGCTTTGTAGATTCAGAGACTGACAAAGAAAGAATCAAAGCTGCTTACTATCCTCGTGATGCTTTTTATATTCTATCAGTACCTACATCTAAGTATGTATTCTGTTTTGATTTAAGAGCTAGATTACAGAATGGAGCAGCAAGAGCTACAGTATGGGACAGTATTAATCCTACTGCTTTGCACGTTACTTACACAGGTAACTTATTACTAGGTAAAGCAGGATATATAGGTAAGTATGGTTCTCATCTTGATGATACTGCTACTTATAAGTTGCGTTACTACACCAATCACTTTGATTTAGGTAGTCCTACTAACTTAAAGTTTTTAAAGAAAGCTAACTTTACAGTGGTAGGTGGTGTAGGTCAGGATGTATTTGTTAAATATGGTTTTGATTATGTGGCTTCCTATAAAGATATTCGTAAGTCTTTGGTAGCTGGTAATGTGTCTGAGTACAGTATTGATGAGTATAGTATTGGTGAATACACAAACGGATTAGCATTAGAAGAAGTACGTTCTAATCTTGGTGGTTCAGGTTCAGTAATACAGCTAGGGTTTGAAGCAGACATAAACCAGAACCCGTTGTCAATACAAAAGATAGATGTTTACGTTAAAGCAGGTAAAACAGTTTAAGGAATAAGAGATGTCAAACTATACAAAGGCAACTAACTTTACAGCTAAAGACAGTTTAACTACTGGTGATCCGGGTAAACTAATTAAAGGATCAGAGATAGATGCTGAATACACAGCCATAGCTACAGCTATTACGTCTAAAGCTGATACTGCATCTCCTACGTTTACTGGTACACCATCAGCACCTACTGCTTCTTTTGGTACAAGTACCACACAAATAGCTACTACTGCTTTTGTACAAGCTGCTTTAGCTGCTATGTATCCAGTAGGTTCTATATACACAAATGCAAGTGTTTCTACTAATCCAGCAACGCTACTTGGTTTTGGTACATGGACTGCTTTTGGAGAAGGTAGAGTAGCTATAGGTAACGGTGGTGGATTTACTGCTGGTGCTACAGGTGGTAGCGCAGACGCTATTGTTGTAAGCCACACACATACATTAACCAGTGTTACTACTAATACTACTGGATCACATAATCATACTTATACCAGACCTTCAGGAACAGCTCCTCAATCTGGATCAGCTACTCAGTGTTACGTTAGTACAACTACTGACAATACTGGCAATGCTGGCGATCACTCTCATACATTGTCAGGGTCTACTGATAGTAGTGGTTCATCAGGTACTAATGCTAACTTGCAACCATACGTTGTTGTTTATATGTGGAGGCGTACTGCTTAGTGTGAAAATACCTTTAGTAGATTTGCCAGAGTTTGTTTTATACTTTGAAGAATACAACGGATATACTTTTATACATTGTGATATCAAAGTTAAGTGGACTAAAGAAGTAAAGAAGAAATTAAAAGAAGTATATAAAACAATAACAGATTCGTATAGTGAAAATATATTTGCTAATCACGAACAACAAGACAAGAAGCATGAGAAGTTTTTAAAGATGTTTGGTTTTGAGTATTTAAATTCATTTGTAGGTAAAGACAACAAAGACTACGATTTATATGTTTGGAGAAGATAATGGGAATTGAAGCCGCAGTTATAGGTAGCGCAGTTGTTGGTGGAATGATGCAGAAAAAAGCTGCAGATAAACAAGCTGCTGCTATGCAACAGGCTTCTGCTGCTCAACTAGAAGCTAGTAGACAAGCTGCTGAAGAAGCACGATTTAGACCAGTAGGGATCACTACTAGGTTTGGATCAGCTACTCCTCAGTTTACCGATGGAAGATTATCAGGTTACACTTATCAAGCTACACCTGAAGTTCTTGCTTTTCAAGATCAACTTGCTAGATTATATGGCGGATCTTTACAGCAAGCAGAACAAGCTACTGCTTTACAACCACAGTTCCAACAAGCAGCTACTGGTCTTATGGGACTAGGACAACAGTATCTAGCTAAATCTCCTGAAGAAGCAAGACAAACATATCTACAACAACAGATGGATGTGTTACGTCCTTATGATATTGAGGAAGAACAACGTCTAGCTGCTGGTGTCTTTGGTCGTGGTCGTGGTGGTTTAAGTGTAGGTACTGGTGGACAACCAGAATTACAGGCTCTTGCTGAGTCACGAAGACGTAGAGACTTACAACTAGCTGCACAAGCAGAACAAGCTGCACAGCAACGTACAAACTATGGTGCTGGTTTATTTACTACTGGTGCTGGATTACTAGGCACAGGATACCAGACTCAGACAGCAGCATTGTCTCCATTCATGAGTCAGTTTGGTGCTGCTCAACAACTAGAAGAAACAGCACAACAGCCTATGCAGATAGGTGCTGCACTTGGTTCTTCAAGTTCACAGTTTGGTGGTCAAGCTGCACAGATACTACAAGGTGGTGCAACTGCTGCTGCTAACTTACAGTCTCAAGCTGCTCAAGCTAAAGCACAAGGACTAGCAGGTCTTGGTCAAGGAATCTCTGACGTAGGTATGATGTACGGAATGAGACAACAACCTACAACACCAAACAATGCTACTAGAATGATACCGGGATTAATGGGGTATACATCTTCTGGTAATCCTTATCAGTACGGTGCTAGAGGTACTGGTGGTGGATATAGTTCATAATTAAGGAGTAAACAATGGCTTCAATAGCGTCTTTATTTGGTCCAAGTGCAGAAGAGATTGTATACTCACAAAGGTTACAAGAACGCACAAGGCAACAGCAACAACTACAAGAAGCACTAGCAGCACAACAAACATTAGCTGGTCGTAACTATTATCAAGCTGGTTACAACATAGCTAAAGGATTAGGTGGTTTGTTTGGTGTTAGTCCAGCTATAGAGCAAGATCCTAGAATAGCTAAAGCTCTTGAGATGAGACAAATCTTTGGAGACTTCTCTGCTCAAGATCTAAATGATCCTACTAAGCTAGAAGAATTAGCAGGTAAGTTAGTTGACAAGGGTTATATAGATCAAGGCTTCCAGTTGTTTGATAGGTCTATGGATATTGCTTCTAAGATTGCTGCAGCAAAACCAGACATTAAAAATGTAGATATTTATGTTGACAATAAAGGCAATAAGTTTCACGGGGGAACTATTGACGGGCGTATAGTAGCTGTAGATCAGGAAACTGGAGACTATTATCCTGCTCCTCAAGGATCTTCTAAGTACGTAGAACCTAAGAGAGGAACTGCTAAGACTCCCGGAGCTAATGAGTTAGGGTATGCTGAACAATCTTTAGATACCATAGGTGAAGATATAATGGACACCGGGTTGTTTGATTTTACAGGAATAGATAAAGGTTCTGAAGAATATGTTAACTTAACTAGAAGAATAGCTGCCGAGGCTCAGAGACTTATTGATGCTAATGAGGCTGATGATATTATGACAGCTTCAGATATGGCTACTCTTAAAATTCTAGGAAGAGAACAACAGGTTCAAACTAGTCAGACATTTTCTAAAGAGACAGGATTAAGCAGAACTCCTAAAGAAAATGAAACTGTTATGATTGCTCCTGATGGTCATATGGTTATTGTTGATCCTACTGATACAGATGCTCAAGGTAATCCTAGAATAAAAGAGACAGGTTCTATAGCTATCTCTCCAGAAATAGCATCAAAGTATAGAGCATCAGCTTTAGCTGGACCTTCCTTACAATCTCAATCAACGCAAGGTTACGTGATACCATAAACATGGCTAATAAAACTTGGGAAGAACTAGTAGGTACACAACCTGTTCAACAACAGGCTGAAGCACAGCAAGAAGAAGCTCCGTCATACGCTACTTCTGACTATGTTGCTATTGATAGACCAACATCATCAGACTTGATGTCTTATGGTTGGAATGTCTATGGCGATACGGATTTTAATGCGCTTGCTAAGATAGGGCGCACACAAGGATGGTACAACGTAGGTAAGTTTGAAGACGGAGAATACAAAACCCTTGAAGAATTATATGGTGATGACTTTTCATCCTTGTCTACAGATCAGAAACGAGAGCGTATCAATGCTGTTGAAGAACAAAACAGACAGCGTGATTATCTTAATGTTATAGCATACGGAGAACAAGACTCTGCTTTAGCTACTGCTTCTGGGTTTGTAGGAAGTCTTGCTACGCCTACTACATTCTTACCTATTAGTGGTGTTAAGTATGGGATTAAAGGAGTAGCTGCAGCGTCTGCTTTGTTTGGTGCAGAGTATGATTTATTAAATCAGTATGCAACCAAAGGAGATGTAGATTGGACACAAGCTGCAGCAGTAACAGCATTGTCTGCTGGTCTTGGTGGTGGTATTGCTGCACTACCTAAAGCAATTAGATTTGCTGCTAGAGGTAAAGGCACTAAGCCATTAACAGAAGTAGAAAAAGCAAACATGATGACAGCTAAGATAGAAGATGTCTATGCTGATGCTGTGCTTGAAGGTGTTGCTACTAAAGATATGCACGCTTATGCGTTAGAGAAATTAGGTATGACAGCAGATGAATTAGCTGCTGCTACTGCTGACTCATCTAATAAGATCAGAGTACCTACGCCACAACAAGCAAGAGAAATGAAAGAACTTGCTGCTAAAGGTATAGACGCTAATACTATTGCTACTAATCCAACAGTAAATAAACTTATTACTCCTATCATTGAACAGATAGGGAAGATAGATGAAGCATTAGGTACTGACTATTTCTTTAAGAATAATGTACGTGGTTACTTCTTTAAGTCTTACAACAATGCTATGCAAAAGATTGATAAGTCTTCTGGAATGTTAAATCTTTATAAGAAGATGCCACAGAATATTAAAGATGATTTGGATAATCTTCTTATCAATGCAAACGAAAAGAATATAAACAATGCTCGTAAGTTAGTAGAAAATTATCAACCCGGAGCAGGTAAATATTTTGATGACTTTAGAAATCAAATAGATGCTATGGGTAAAGAATTACGAAAAGCTAAATACAAAATACCAGACAATCCTTATTATGTTCCACGTAGAGTTAAAGACTTTGACGGTCTATCTAAATATTTAAAGAAGGCAGCACCTGATTTATCTAGTGGTATTGAGAAAGCTATGCAAAAGAGAGCAGAGTATCTCAAGATAACTACAGATAGATTATCAAAAGAAGATAGAAACTTTATTACTACCAGTATTCTTAGAGGACTAAGAGTGGGTACTAATAAAGATGGAAGTATGTACGCTGCTAAGTACGCAACAAATAGTAAAGAAGGTTTGTTGATGCAGCGTAGGATTAAAGTAGTCAACAAAGATATGCAGAAGTTTTATGAGACTCCATTAGCAGGATCTATGCAGTATTTTATGGATGCTCAAAAGCTAGTAGAAAGAGTTAAGTTCTTTGATAGTATTCAAGACATAGATAAACTCAGAGGCAGAGGTACTAATACTAACCACGCTGTGAGAACAGAAGACGGTATCAACATAGAGAAGTCTATTGAGAGTTGGGTAAAGAGTCACGGTTTAACTGGTGACTTACAAGCTAATTTACAAAATGCTTTGCATGCTGTAATGGTTGATGCTGATAAGTCAATGGGTAAAGCTGCTAGGTTGTATAAGGATATTGCTCATGGTGTTTTGTTAGGTAATATAGGATCAGCGTTGACACAACTAGGTGACTTAGGCATGGCTTCTTGGGTGTTTGGTTTACGTAACACTTTGTCAGGACTTATGTCTAAAGGTAGGGTTAGCGCAATTAAAGATTTTCACTTAGATTCTGCTGTGCTAGAGCATTTTTCATCAGGAACTAGAGTAACAGAGTCTGTTAATAAACTTCTTAATTGGTCTCAGTTCAAGCGCATGGATAGTTTAGGTAAGAATGTTATTATCAATGCTGCATGGAAACAAGTACAGAAACAAGTACGCACACCAGCAGGTGTTGCTAAACTAAAGAAAGAATATGGTACAGCTTTTGGTCCTAACTTTGATAACTTTGTAAGAGAGGTTCAGAACGGTGAGCTAACTGAGCGTACCAAAGAATATTTATTTAACAGACTTTCTGATATTCAACCTGTGTCTCCTGCTGAGATGCCTGAGAAGTATCTGAGGATGAAAGATGGTAGGATACTGTACACACTACACAGCTTTACGTTAAAACAACTTAACCTAATTAGGAAAGGTATAGTTGAAGAGTATCAGAAAGGTAACAAGGCAGTAGCTGCTAGAAATGCTATAGCTTTTTCTTTACTCGTACCTACATCTAACATGACTATTGGTATGGCTAAAGACTTAATAGCTGGTAAAGATATTGATTTAGAATCTGAAGTAGGTCAAAGATATATAGACAATGTATTCAAGGTGTTTGCTTCATCTCAGTACGGTGTAGCTAAGTTAGCTAAGACAGGAAAAGTTGGAGACTTTATTTTAGATTCGGTAGCACCACCTCTTAATATGTTTGATAACATAATTAAGGGCGGAATTACTGCTATATCAACTGGAGAGTTTGATCCTAGAATGGGTAAGAATATTCCTTTACTCGGATCTCTTTGGTATAACTGGTTTGGCGGTGGTGTAGAAGAGTATCAAGAGAAACAGAAAAAGAAACAACGATCAGAACTTAGAGAAAGGTATGGCATTGGAGGCTAACTATGGCTACTAAAAGAAAGAACAAACTGCAAATATTTATGGAACGCTACGGCATTGGCGAGAAAGGTTTAGTGCAGAAGCAAATAGAATCTGATCCATACCTCAAGTGGATTAACTCAGGCATGAGATCTACTGACTATACGCCTGAGATAGCTGCTGCCAAAAGAAGGTTTATTGAAAAGCAACAAGGCGCAAAGCAACAACCTACATACAGAGACACAGGTAATGTTGTAAGGATAGAAACTATTGAGGATACTGTTCCTTCTGAAAGAGCTAGACCTAGACCAGTTACCGCAGGTGGTATGGGTGGTTATAGTCAAGGCGGTTTGTTTAAGTCAGACCGTGGCATGGGTGTAGTTCCAGATAATGTAGATACAACCAGTGCGCCACCTGATGCACCTACTGATTTATTAGATGCTGCTTTGGATGAGAGTGATAGATACTTTGGTACACGCAGTCCCGGCGATGAAATGACAGCAGCGTGGCAAGCAGAGCAATTAAGAAGACGCAGAGCAGAAGCTCCATACGATTTAGTTACTGCTGCTGTTGGAAGAAATCCTGCTGTTGTTACTTCTGGATACCCAGCAAGAGATTTCTCAAGAGATCCTTACTTAGGCGGTGCTGGAGCAGGTGGGTCAGAGATGACTCGTGCTGCTCAACGTCAAGCAGAATTAAACTCTGCTAGTATGGACATGCCTAGAGGATTGTTTGGTAACACTTGGTCTACATCTACAGGCACTGCGCCATATAGTGCTGAAAGAAACTGGGGTCAACCTAATGTTTACATAGGTGGTGGTAGTCCCGGTGAAGAGATACAAGCTGAGATGCAAAGACAAGCTGCATTACAATCAGCAGGATATGATTTTAATCTACCATTAAACGGATCTACATATCAAACAACTACAGGTACTGCTCCTACACCACCAGTAACTAACTGGGGACAAACAGCGTTCCCATACATAGGACAGAGTGGAGCAGGTGGAGAGGAGATGTCAAGAGCTATGGATGCTATGCCACCAGAACCACCAGCAATAGTTCAAGAACTACCGAAAGAAGCTATAGACTTTAGACGAAGACTAGGTGCTGGCTTTGGAGGAGGAAGTGGTGCAGATATACAAGCATCAAGAGCGCAGTTAGTTGAGCCACAGTTCTCTGAAAGATTTACTAATTACTTACAAAAAGTAGAGGGGTTAAAAACTGATACAGGTAAGACACCATTTAGATATGAGTCTGCTGAAGGCGGTAATGATACAGTAGGCATAGGACATAAACTTACAGACGCAGAAGTAAAGTCTGGAAAAGTATATGGGTATGATCTAAAGACATTAACTAAAGAACAAGTTCAAGATATTTTACAGAAAGATTTAGATAAAACTAAATCAGTTTTAAGTAAGAATCTTACAAACAAATATAAAAAATCTTTTGAAGACTTGACTCCTAAACAACAAGAGATGTTACTTGATCTTCAGTTTAATGTTAAAGATTCAGGAAAAGGCGGAGGCATCCTTGAGTTTCCTAAATTTACAGAAGCACTACTAAAGAATGATTTAGAAACAATGAGGAAAGAATACAAAAGATACTATACAGATCCTGAGACAAAGAAGAATGTATCTTTAGGTAGGAACAAAGACTTCTTTAATACATATCTAAAGTAACTACTGTGATAGGTTGAGGAATATATCTTCAACCTTCATAGCTTCCTCTTCTCTACGTCTCCACTCATCATAGGACTGGGCAGGTTTCTTACCTGCCCATTGCCATTGACAGTGATGCCAGATCTCGTGAACGAGTATGTGATCCTTATACATACCCGGCTTCACGTAGATCACACCAATATCCCCAGCTAGATAGAACGTATTATTACTAGACGTAATAACGTAGTCCTGTGGATGACAGTTCAGTAGAGCTAAGAAAGCTATGACTGTCTCTAACATTTAGATCTCGCAAACACCTGCTGTGCAAGCCAGTTGCTGTACGCCCTCAACGTTATCATCATCCTCTATTAACTCATCCCAGTGTAACTTAGCTGGCATCTTCATTAATAGTTCCTCGTACTGTTCATAGGTACACTCCTCGTAAGGTGCTTGCTTGTATGTACCACCATCATGTGGTAAGAATGAGACACCACTGATGTCATCAAAGTTCTTCCACACCCAAGCTCCTACCTCAACCCACTCGTCTTCCTTAACAGAGATAGTTACTGACGGCTTGTGTTCACACCAATGTTTTTGATATAGCATCCACAAATCTAAATGCTCAATAGCTGTGAGGTCATCACGTAACGTAGCAGAGTCTGGTGCTTTCTTAGGGAAGCTGAACACCACAGTAGACTCTGGTCTCATCACACAGTCCTCTGCTGGTATACCTTTCTCTACCATGAAGGCGGTGAGCGGGTCTTTCTTATCTCCACGAACACGGCGTATATAGTGAAGACTATGTCGCGGATGAATACCACTGGCAGAATCAACAAGCTGACTGACAGTACCGCTAGGTTTAACACAAGTAATAGAGACAGAGTGGTTAATGCCAAGATCACCTGCAAGCTGTAGGTTCTCATCGATAGCAACCATTTTAAGTCGTTCAAGAAGAGATCTAGTCTGTTCAACATTTGCTCCTAACATTTTATTATCTAAGATACCAGTAAGAGATACGCCTAAGAGTCTCTCTTCCTCTGTGTTTCGTTGCCATATCTTACGTAGGTATGGGAAGTGTGTCATCGTAGACTGATACGTACCAAGTATAGACGCTAGTCTAACCTTACGTTCAAGATCATAGATCGTATCTGATTCACGTACTACGCACTCTGATAAATTACAAAACTGGTAAGGTCTCAAGATGATTTCCGAACACGGGTTAGTCCCAAACTCTTGCTCGTAATCCCTACGTCCTGTCTTCTTAGCTTGCTCTATTGCAGCTTCACGATTAAAGATACCACGTTCACCAGAGTGTGACTGATACAAGCTAGTCCACTCGTTAAGGAACTGACCTACGTCTGGCTTAGAATTATAGACAGCAGAGTTGTTAGCCAATGCACGTTGTGGATTCTCAGTCCACCAGTTACCTGTCTTAGCATGACGCATCTTGTCATCCTCAAGATCAGACAGTGAGATCATAGCTGATCTACGTACACCACCTACTACCACAACCTCTGCTACTTTACACATAATGTCGTGACACTCAAGCGTGGTTAGCCTACGTCCTGCTGCTCCCTTGAACTTACGTACCACAAACTCAAACAGTTCTTGTAATGGTTTAGGTCCACTAGCTCTACCACCAAAGGTCTTGAGTCTAGCACCTGCTGGTCTGATCTTAGACAGATCCCACTTAGGTATCTCACCTGAGTATAGCAAGGCTATCACCTGACGTAGAGACTTAGCCCAGCCCTCCTTACTATCAGACACAACCACAGTGGTAGCACTATCAAACATCTTCTCAGGTACATCTGGTAACTGGTCTACGTACTTATGCTCCACGCTAAACCCAACACCAGTACCACAGAGTAGGATATACATCGCCTCATCAAAGGCTTTGGGATCATCCACTGGTAGGTAGCTACAGTTATACCCTGCCGTATTGTCCCTCTCAAGGGCTTTACCGGCTGTCATAATAGACCGCATGGAGGGGACTACCTCTAGGTTTTTAATCGCCTCAGTAAGCTCCTCGTAGGTCTCAGAGGGTATTCTGTGGTTATGTTTAGACTCTAAGTGCTTCGCCATAAAGTCCATGTATCTATCAACAGTCTCGTCCCAGTCCTCTCTCCGTTGTTGATCGGGTAGGAATCTGGAGTACCGAGACTTGGCTATAAACTCTTGGTATAAATCCATCATTCTATTATCCTTATAAGTTTGTCATAATTATCTTCAACTAAATCTTCAAACCTTACAAGTATATCATAAGTTGTAAGGTTTAGCAACTCAATAATATCTACCTCATCCATCTGAGATAGCTTATCAATTAGTTCAGGTAATGTTAGGTTGGTTGTCATTACGTAAATCTTCCAATGTCATTATCACAAGCTGTGCATAACCGCTAATGTCTCGCCATGAATCCTCATGGTAGTAGTTACCATTGAGAATCCTAGCAATCTTGTTAGCTATCATGTCCATACTCTCTCGTGCAAAGTTAGGCATGATCCTATAGTTAGGAGACTCACGCATAACTCGCTTTATCTCCTGACTAATGTTACTCACGATCTCGTAGCGTCCATAAGTCTGCTCTCTTTCCATCAGTATATCAGTTGTGTCCATAAGTTTTCCTCAAGTAATTAATTGATACAGGCATCTCATCAAAGCTACCTTTGTGTACCTCATTCAGCATCCAGACACCAGACCATGAACCATTAGTCTGTGGGTTTAGATACGCCTCCTCGTGTTGATAGAAGATACCAGCGAACAGACCAGTGATGCGATTACCATCTGCTTTCTTACTGAAAGCTATCGCTCTGTCCTGAACATGACCCATGATACAACTCATGTGCTTCTTCTGTAACAACAATGACGGACTACTTACTGGTCTACCCATGATACCTGACGTAAAGTAATGAGAGTAAGCTACGTCATTGACAACCACAACATCTAAGAAGTTATGTACTTCCCAGTTGTACTTCTTAAGGTTGAAGTCTCTGTATCCTATCAAACCATCTAGCTTCCTGTCTGATTCGATAGCTCTCTCGATCCTCTGCTCATGGTTACCAATAAGAAATATCTTCTTTGGTTTCCATATCTTCTTCTTGTCCCTCCTCTGTCTGTTCTGTTCCTCAATGATAGGTTTCATGAACGCATCCATCCCGGCGTTACCTGCCTTGATGTCATCGCTGTATGTCCTACCTTCAAAGGACTTCTTGCCTACGTCATAGACACTGAGGCTTGGCATGTCCCAGTGATCTCCTAAGTGTATTATAACTTCAGGCTTGGTCTTTGCTGCATACTTACCTGCCCACTCTAAATGCTCGAAAGAGTTGTTAGGTTTACATTGTGTGTCAGGAATGATTAAGTGTCTCATTTTATCCTTTCAAGTAAACTAAAGTAATACTCCGCATCAATGACAGCTAGTGGTTTAGAATAATTCTGTTTGATTACAAGCACAGGTTCTCTATCATCAGGCGTGTTATCTGCTGCCTGAGAATAGAAAGCATAGACACCAATAGAATTACGTGACTTACATTCTATTGAGATACCTAACTTATCACCAGCTTCTTGACTAAACAGTATGTCCTCACCACCAGCACCCATGCTAGTGCTTCTTACATCGGACCGGGAAAAGCTAAATTTCTCGATGATAATGTCCCTAACCCATTGCTGGAGTTTTCTTCCTTTGGCTTTTGCACTTTGCGTCTTAATGATTTGTTCCCTCCTAATAGCTGTTTCAGTTTGAATCTCTTGATCTTCTTGATCCAACCCTTTGGTATATGTATCCGTGAGTTAGATTCTGGACCAGCCCAACACACTGCAATTGTGATAGCCTTCTTATCCTCTGCTACCACGAACCCTATGGTTGAGACATGGTGAATGTCAGTCTTATCTGTGAGTTCCCAACCAGCATCTGCACAAGCATCGTCCCACTCTATGTAAGCTATGTCTGGGGTGGAGTCCACAATTGATTTGGTTTTCTTCTGATCCATAAAAGCTGTCCTCTCTCTTTGATTGTATCAACATCACCATCGTATGCTTTAAGTACCGCATCGTACAGTGACTCCTCAGTGTCACATTTCTGTAACAATTTCTCAGCTTTCTTTATGCCAACTCCTTTGATCCCCGGGATATTATCTACTCTATCCCCTGTTAAAATCTGAATGTAAAAGTTCTTGATCGCCTCTTGCTCAGTGACGTAGTAAAGATCTTCCTTAACAAAATTGTAGTGCCAACCTCGTAGCATGTTGAGGTCTTTATCAATAGACATAACACAACAGGTATCTTCAGCATGGTTGTATACCTCGATACCTATTGCGTCATCTGCCTCTTGTCCTTCAATCAAACTAAACTTCCACTTGCTCATGAGATAATCCCTGAGAGCATCGTAGTGTATGGGCTTACGTGCTTTTTCCCTGTTCCCCTTATACGTTTGCTCAGTCGCTATCTCTGTTCTGTAATTAGAGTTCCCTGTGATGAAGCCCTTGTAATCTACTACACCTTCAAGGGCTATGAGGTTATCGATGAAGTGACCCATGCGAGCTATCGCAAACTTCTCCTCCTCAAGATCATCAACAGAGAACCCTATCCTATAGACAAGGATGTCTCCGTCAATGAGAGCTGTTACTTTCTGCATTGACGGATTCATTTAGAGAGCTTCTTCCAGTGCTTCTTCTTCTGGAGTACCAGTGTACTCGATCAGATGACTAAGCACCAACTTGTTGATACCAACAGACACGCCAGCCTTACCTCTGAACTGATACTCGTAAGGTTTAATGGTGGCTGTACCTTTAGAACCATTAGCTACCTTGACATTGACGGGACTACCATCTTCCATCTCAGTCTTGATAGGATAGTCTTTAGACTTCGCTACAACATAGTTACCTTTCTCGTCAGCATGCTTGACGTTGACTCCCATTTCTTTCAGTTTGTCCGTAGCCTCATCAGATAAGTTGCACAGGTCAACTTGGTATTTGCCTGATAGAGAGTTAGGTTCTGATAGAGATGCCCACATGATGTCGGCTTTAACTCTGAATGGTTTAAGATCTAACATAGTACTTCTCCTTAGTGTGTGCTTGCCCAATTAGCTCCAGTTTTGAACTCACCATCGAGTGGGCAGCGTAGCCCGAGGGTGTGTCCTGCTTCCTGAATTGCCTGTATTCCAAACTGTCCTACAGATTCAGCAAGTTCTTTCGTAGTCTCAATCTGCCACTCATCGTGTACGTTAGCGACAAACTGAGCATCTATTATACCACATTTTAACTTATCATGCAAGTGTATTAATGCTTGTTTCATAACAATTGCACCTGCTCCCTGCAACAAAGTGTTAAGCGCGGCGTGCTGTGACCTGACATATAAACGTCTACCATCTAGTCCCGGCAACCACCCCTTCTTAGACAGACGATCAACCTTCTGTCTCAGTGTACGTAAAGCTGGTGTGTTATCGAGGAACTTATCAATCAACTTCTTACCCTCACGCTCACTACCACCTACGATACTACCTATCTTAGCCGGACCTCCACCATAAAGGAAAGCATATATCAATGTTTTTGCCTGATCTCTATTGGTTAGACCAGCCGCTTTCATATTGACAGTATGAATATCACCGTCACATACTTCCTTAATGTAGTCCTCATCCTGCATGTAGTGTGCCAGCATACGTAGCTCAAGACCAGAGGCATCAATACCAACCAACACCTTACCATCGTCTGCTATCCAGCAAGACCTACACTCCTCACCATACGCACTACCAACACGTGGTACTTGTGCCATGTTAGGTGAACTGTGTGTCATTCGTCCCGTGACTGCACCGTTGGTGATGACCGAACCATGTACCCTGTCCTCGTTATCAGCATGCTCAAGCCATGATTCAACTTGAGCCACCCGTTTCTGAAGCAGTAAGTATTTCTCGATGAGCCTAGCTTGAGGGATGTTAATAGTTGATAATACTTTCTCATCTACAATCACCGATCCTTTCTCTGTGTGCTTGTCAGGTTGCCAGCCAAGAGACATAAGTCTCTCAGCTATTTGTTTACGAGAGCCGGGGTTGAATACCTCAACTAAATCCTTGAGTCTCTTGCCTGTCTTCTCGCTGTAACGTACTGTTACTATCGGTCTAAATACTTGTTGGAGTTCTTGCTCGATCTCATTAAGTCCATCCTTCCATTCAGCCAAGAGGGACATGACCTTTCTAATGTCCAGCTTGAAACCAACCTCTTGCTGACTCTGAATAATCTCGGCAACCCTGTGTTCGATATCAACGCTCCGATCCCATGCCAGTAGACCATCGCTAAGACTTTTGTATAGTGAAGCAGTGACTTCAACATCCTGTTTGCAGTATCCAACCATCTCATCTGTTAATCCTCCATCAAAGTTATTAAACTCTTCCTTTTGTTTTCCTAGTCTTAGACCCCAAGACTTTAGCGAATGACCGCCTTCTCTCACTGGGTTTAACAACCTTGAGATGACTAGTGTATCTCGTAGTTGGTGCTTCGTTGTATTCAAATTCCATAGCCTCCTTAACACTGGCGCATCGAATCCGATTATGTTGTGACCAATCAACGTACTTGGTTCTTCCAGATAGCTTTGTAATTTTTCTGCTTGAGTCCATACATTCACCTCGTTAGTGTCTAAGTCTTTAGTAACAGCGCACCAGATCCTACTCGATACGCTGTTGGTCTCGATGTCAATTACTATTTGTCTACTCATTAAAGATACTCTTCATGTTTGGAGTTAGTACCAACTTTGTTGATGCTCATATTATAACAATCACTTCTAACTGTAAAGTTATTATCTTTATCTATGTCTCCCTTCTTCATAAACGAGGAATAGTTAAGATAAGTTTCCTTTGGTATTAACCCTATGAACCATGCTTTAGAATAATCATTCATAACACGCATGAAAGCATAATAGTCACACTTTTGTTTTGTATTTAAAGCGGCTACGCTACAATCATAATAGTCTTTAGGTTTATGATTAGTTCGTTTTGTTTTTACATCTACTGTTTTACCATCACTTAAAACTATATCATAATTATAAGTGTTACTTTGAGTAGCGTTTAACAACTGCCTTGCTAATACTTCTCCTAAGAATCCTGCTATATTTCCTTTACCATCAGTAATACTATTGTTTAGTTTACCCATCTCTTTTGCTAATTTCTTAGCTTCATCAATGGATTCTTTAGTTGGTTCAATAGTAATCATAACTCTCCTTCATCTTTACGTTCAATCATTCTACCACATTCCAGATCATAAAGCAAGCGGCATGCTGGTCCAGTCAATCCACTAAACCTATTCTTCAAGACACGCACGTTGGTTGTGTGTCTCTCGATAGGATCTTCTGCCTGACCATTACGTTCGAGTGACAGTACGATGTCTGATAGCTGACCGATAGAACCACTGCCTCTCAGTTGTGATAGGCTGGTAGCCGCGCCTTCCTCGTGACCCTTGTTACCATCAGGTCTCTTGAGGTGAGACACCACGAACAGAGCTATACCTGTCTCTTGAACTAGCATACGTAGCCTAGTCATTATCTCATCGATAGCTTTGCGTTCGTCACCCGATTGCTGTGCGCTGACCACAATACTCACGTGATCTAAGAATATGTATTTACATCCTAATCCTTTTGCGAGATAACGTACTCTGCTTATAATGTTCTCGATATCGGTAGATCCAAAGTGATCGAACAGGTAGATCCTGCCAGTGCCTAGCGTGAGATCAAACGACTCGATCAGTTCATCCTCAGTATATGGTACGTCCGGTAGGTGTAGTGGTTTGTTAGCGGCTAGTGACATCAGTGATCGTGCTGTCTTGCGTGTTGATTCCTCAAGGAACATCAGACCAATGTTGTCCTGCGTGTTGTTAAGCACATGCCACACCACCTCACGTAAGAACTGTGACTTACCTAGTCCTGATCCTGCTGTGATCGTGACAAGCTCCGCCTCTCTGATACCGTAGGTTAGTTTGTTGAGTCCAGCGTAGGGATAGTTAACCATTGACTTCTCGATTGGCTTGCTGACTTCTTCCCATAGCGTAGACCCATCAATGATACCATCAGGTACATACTTCTCTGACTGCCACCACTTGTCCATGAATAGCTTTTGCTGACCAGCCTTGAGATAATCACAACCATCCTTATACTCAGACGTTGACTTGAATATCTTTACCTTTGATCCGAACACATTAGCTATCTGCTGTGCCGCTTCCTTACCTTGCTCGTCATTGTCCATGCACACTACGATATGCTCGAACGAATCCAGCCACTCGTAGTTATCCTTGACGTTAGACATAGCACTACCAGCCCCTGACTTGATTGAGACAACAGGGAACTTAGAACCTAGCATCTGGTACACCGCTAGACAATCCGCTTCGCCCTCTGTAATGGTGACGTACTTACCACCATCGCTGAACTGTGTCATACCGAACAGTGGCTTGGCATCTTCCCATTGACCTACGATATGAAACTTCTTCTCGTGCTTGCTACGTTTCTTGATAGCACAGACATCGCCATTGGTAGACGAGTCGTGGTATGGAAACCAGTAGAACAGATCATCCTCTACTACTCCGTATGCCTTGCACGTAGCACTCGTGATCCCTCGATCCTTCATGCCACTAGCATCAGACAGGTTTTGATACTGACTATACCAGTCGTTATCTTTTGGTTTAGTAATCATTATCCTTCTCTCTTGTTGGTGGTTACTGTTTCTTGTGTGACAACTGAAGCAATAGGTGTGATCCTCGTAGTAAGACAGAGCATCACTAGAACCACAGTCATCACATGGTTGGTGCGTCTTGATTGCTGTACTCATAAGACCTCTTATAAGATTATTATTATAATTATCTTATTAGATAACTAATAAGTATTATAACACTTGTCAATAGAATATACCCTAATGATTATCATTAAAATGTACTAAGGATAATCACTTATTCCCTGTCGGAATATATCTCATCGAAAGACACCTCGATACCAGAATTAGAGTAATCAGTATCGTAATCTATTGTCTCATCATAAGCATGCACTAGGTCTGGTCTGTCAATGATAGGTAGCTCATCATCTAACCTAGACATACAGTCGCGACACAGATCAAGATACTCCTCTGTGTCTGCTGTCTTAACTGTTGCTTCATAGTCACTCAGGACTGTATTACAGGCTCTACAGCGCATCGTCTTTCTCCTCGGTAGGTAGGTATTCATGTTCAGATTGCGTTGATTCTATGGCTTCTACGTGCCTCCTGAATGGGTAATGTTTTAAGATGAACGCTCCCTCTCTTGGAGAGAGCTGTCTAAACTCTGCTTGTTTAATCAGGTGGTACGCCTTGACAATATTAGGATCAACTTTCATAGGTATTCTCTCCTAGTCTCATGGTTAGTAGGTGTTCTCGATAGCTGTTGTCCCTCACCATCTCATCCCACCCTTCAAGACTGCGCCATGTGCTGGTCTCTAGTACCTGATCCAGCACCTCTGCATCAGTCATCTTATCTATCTGATCTGCTATCTGCTCTGCTCTCATCTCGTTGTAGTGGTTACTCATCTGCGTCATCCCTTTCATCGTCAGTGGCATAGAAAATCTGTAATTTAAATCCGTTGTACTCGTATTTAATTCTTTGCTCTTTTAATATTCTTTCAACTATTTTCTGAATGAATAAAAATTCTTCATGGTTTAAGTCCATATCAAATACGTTTATTATTTCCTCGTCATAGTCTATGTTCATAATTCCTCCTCATCTACATCTCCTCTCTCTACTGGGTCGTAGCCCCAATCTTTTTTATCACCGTGCAACTCGTTCCAACTGTAACCCTCGTGGTAGTCTGCGATCTCTTGCTTAGTCATCGCTTCCTCAGGTACACGCATGCCATTACCTGTGCCGTATGGGTAGTAGTGTGGCTCTCGCTTCCTCCAGTAGTAAGAGTCTGCCGCGCCTCGATCATAAGCTGATCCATGCTTTACGTTTTGTCTGTATTCCATTACCAATTCTCCAAATGTAAAAGGTTTACTTTAGTTTTAGTTTCTCGATCCATCTCGTTAATTGTATACCCTTTACGTGACAGTATCAAGTCTAGTTCCTTGACAATGAACTCCAAATCTTTAGGCGATGCTGTGCCTATTGCATCCTTTATCTCATTGATTGCAAAGAACATTTGTGCTTCTTGCTGTGCCACTGTGGTCTCATACTCTAGTCTATCCATAAGCTAACCCCTTAAAAAAGTATCCCAGTAATATAGAAAAAAGTCTCTGGGTAATATAGAAAAAGTCTCCTAGTAATACTAATGCACCGCTACCTTAACATATGGTGTGGTGTCAGTCAACACATCCATGATTACATCCCTCAGTAGTTCGTTCATCGAACCATCTTCGATCAGGTAACAGATACATTCTAGTATCATATCTTTCAGTTCATCTTCAGTCATCACCTTTCTCCTCCAACTTTTTGTAAAGTGAATAAGACCTTTTCCAATCTTTTCTCTAAAACCTCCCTACACTCAATTAGTTCATCATCGGTTAAATCTCGAAGACTACAATGCGTTTCCTCTATATCGTCAAAAATATCATACTCCTGTTTAACATCTAGTTCTTTGTCTATTGCTTGCTGTATCACCTCCCAATTTATTCCTACATAGACATCAAATTCTTCCACTAATCTTATCATAATATTTTCCACCTGTTCTTTGGTTAATGGTTTACCTGCTACTTCCATTATATCTTTAGCGTGCCAGTCATCTCGTAATACTAGATCTCCATACACTCCTTTAGATTTAAATACGTGCGCCATGTTGTTTCCTTTCTAGTTAATTAACGAATTAATTGCACCGAATATAATCATAGCACAGGCAAAGATAGACACAAAGCCCATGAACCACAGCAAGATATTAACTATTATCTTCATCTTCTTCCTCCTCATACTCATCTACCAGTTCTAGTAATGCTTCTCTCGGGATGTGGTACATCAAGCAATACACCGATTCTATATCGCTCGTGTACGATATGTACTCCAACACTTTCTTGATTAGCTTGTCGTTAGGGTGTGGGTCTAATCCATATTCTTCCCAATCAATTGCCCATCTATCTTCTTCCGTCATACTATCACCTCGTTTAGTTATTGTCTAAGACACCCAATCCTCTGGGTGTTTCGGGTATTCAACCCTCATCAGTTAGACTCATGGAAAAAAAATTATTAAATTTGCGGTAAGCCTCACAATATTTTTCGTATTCGTCTTTGGCTGAATAGAAAAAGGTTAAGCTAGGATAGATATAATAATCAGGATTGAAATCACCGACGGCGTTACCGACTTTACGGCGTACAACTTTCTCACCGTTGTATTCTTCAACACTTAAAAATTCATTTAAAAATTCTTTGTAAGTTAGCATTGTGTTTCCTTTCTGTTATTGTCTAATACGCTCGATACTCTGAGCGTTTCGGCTAATCAAGCCTCATCAGTTAGACTTTGGATATACTCCTGCGGTACTACTCTGCCTATATCTTTGCCTCCTAGATATTCGTTTATATGGCGCGTCGTTGTTTTACTGTATTTCTTATCAGTTCTAAATGCTCCCTGCTCATCCCATCCCGCGACGGGTGTTTGATAACTGAATAAAATCGTGGTGTCTTTATTCAAAACTAGTTCGTTCATGTTTGATTTGATTGGGTTTAGTTTCATTTCTTATTTTCCTTTGGTTTGTTTTGTTGCTATGGTTCACATTGTAGACTATCCGCGAGATAAGTCAAGCAAAAAACATAGGAATTTTTCCCAAAATTACCTAAGTAAAATCATTAGATAAGCCTAAGTAAAATCATGAATAGCTAAGTTATTGATTTATAAGGGAATCCACGTAAATAAGAATTAGGTACTAGGGTAAGGGTTTTGGCTTGCGTCGCGTGTAGGGCTTTCTCGAGGGTCTCAGAGGCATGTTACATAAATGAGACAGTAGTGTTGCGTTTATACCACATGGTTTAGTGTATACTGTATACTGTATTCTGAATTCAAACGTACACCCTACCAAACTTTTTAGATTAGGTCTAAAGTCTCGCGAGGTCTCGCGAGGTAGCCTCACCGCCTCACACACTCACCAGAATACAGAGTGCCACATACCGAACTCTGTATACTGAATACCGAATACTGTCTACTGAATACTGTATACAAACTGCATAGGGGGGGAGGGGCTAGGCAGGGGCTAGGGAGGGGAGAGACCCTAACATATACAAAAAAGAGTAAAATAAGCAAAATACTACATAAATTAGACAGTAATTAAATAAAAAATGTACATTTAGAATCAATTAGTTATAATAAAGAAGATAATTATGGAAATGTTCGTTTAGATCTTATAAGAGTGTACCCTACAAAATGTAAATAGTTCTTGACAAATGACTAGAAATGTGGTATAATAAGAGTCTACTATGTAGAACTAAGAGCAAACTTTATTTTTATTCTTATATTATCGTCTTTATCTACATAGTTATCTAATAATAACTATGAAGGATAAAGGTATTGTCTATTAATGATAACCCTCCTGTCAAAAAGAAACGTGGGAGACCTCGTAAAACAGACATCGAGGCTAAGAAAAGCAGAGGTGTCGTAGGTAGACCACCCGGAGAAGCAGCTAGAATAAAAGAATTTTATGCTAGATTGCTTACAACTAGTGGTGAAACAGTAATAAACACTGTCCTCAAGAAGGCGTTGGATGATACTGATAAGGATCAGATCGCTTGTTTGAAGATGTGTATGGATAGGATGTTACCTGTTTCCTATTTTGAAAAGGATAAGGATGCTCGCAGGGGTAACGTATCTATTCAAATTTCAATGGTTGGGGATCAGAAGGCAATCATTGAGCAGGAAGAGGAAGAAGACCAAGATATTCATGACGTTGAATATGAGACCATAGATGTCAGATCTGAAGATTAAGCTGCTACCTTGGCAGCAAGAGGTCTGGACTGACAGCTCTAGGTTCAAGGTCATAGCTGCAGGTCGTAGAACAGGTAAGAGTAGATTGGCTGCGTGGAGATTGATTGTCTCTGCGCTAGAAGCTAAGAAGGGTCATGTGTGGTATGTAGCCCCTACGCAGCAACAAGCTAGGGATATTATGTGGCAACAGTTGTTAGAGCTGGCTCATCCAGTCGTAACTAACAGCCATGTCAATAATATGCAGATCACGCTGATAAATGGTTCTGTCATATCACTAAAGGGTGCTGATAGACCAGAAACGATGCGAGGTGTAGCCTTAAAGTTTGTCGTACTTGATGAGTATGCAGATATTAAGCCTACAGTATTTGAGCAGATCTTGAGACCTGCACTAGCTGACTTGAAAGGTGAAGCTGTATTTATTGGTACACCTAAAGGTCGTAATCATTTTTATGATATTTACAAGCTAGGTCAGAGTGAAAGACCAGAAGCAAAGGATTGGAAGAGCTGGCACTTTACTTCATTTGATAATCCTCTCTTAGATAAGGAGGAGATTGAAGTAGCAAAGAACACCATGTCTACATTTGCGTTTAGACAGGAGTTCATGGCTAGTTTTGAAGCACCACAGTCAGAGTTATTTAAAGAAGACTGGGTGTTGATTAAGGATAAAGAGGAAGAACCAGAGCAAGGAACGTACTATATGGGCGTAGACCTTGCAGGTTTTGAGAATGTATCCTCTCAGGCTAGTAATAAAAAGAAATATCTGGATCAAACAGCTATTAGTATTGTCAAAGTAGGTGATGATAATAGATGGTGGGTGGATAAGATTGATGCTGGCAGGTGGGATATCAAGGAGATATGCGAGAGAATCCTGAATCATGTCCAGTTATACGACATACAGGTAATTGGAATAGAAAAAGGTGCATTAAAAAGAGCAATCATGCCGTATTTAACGGAGATGATGCTAAAAAGAGCAATATATCCACGCATAGACGAAGTAGCACTAGGAAATAAAAGCAAGGTAGACAAGATCATTGGAGCTTTGCAGGGTAGGTTTGAACACAAACAGATAGAACTATGTGATGGTGAGTGGGTAAGAGAGTTTAGAGACGAGTTATTAAACTTTCCTACTACTGGAGTCCATGATGACATGGTGGATTCACTGAGTTTGATAGCACATATTGCTAATGCAGCAGTGTATTTTGAAGATTACAACGATGATTACGAACCCTTAGACATTATATCAGGATATTAAACATGGCTGAACAATACAACGAGAACGAATTACAATCAGTAGAAGAATATGAAGTTACTGAGAGTGATAAAGAGTTAGTATCATTCGTAGTTGAACACTGTGACAGGTGGAGAGACTGGCGAGACACTAACTATGAAAGTAAATGGGATGAATATGAAAGGATATATTATGGTATCTGGGCTTCTGAAGATCGTACAAGGGATAGTGAGCGTAGTAAAATCATTAGTCCTGCTACTCGTCAAGCTGTTGACAACCGTGTCGCAGAAACTATGGAAGGGTTTGCAGGCTCTGGTAAACTATTTGAAGTCGTTGATGACTTAGCAGATGGAGACAAGACTGACGTTGAGATTATGCAGAATCTTCTTGTTGAAGATACACATAACAACGCATACTTAAACAATGTCAGTTCTATTGTCAAACTAGCTGAGATCTATGGTACAGGTGTAGGTGAGATTGTTGTTAAGACAGAGATTGAAAAGATCCCAACAACGCAAGCTATGCCGGGACAAGAAGGTGTAGCTGCTATTGGTGTTACTGAAAAAGAAAAAGTAGCAGTCAAAGTTAAACCTGTACATCCAAGAAATATCTTAATAGATCCTAATGCAGATGCTATTGATGATTCTCTTGGTGTAGCTGTAGAAGAATACGTAAGTCTTTATCAGATTGTACGTGGTATTGAGTCAGGTGTTTATCGAAAGGTAGACATTGAACCGCATTACGAAAGTGATGATTTAGAACCAAGTAAGGTAGAGTCAACCAGTTATCAAGACGATAAGGTTAAGATACTACGCTACTATGGTTTAGTTCCTAGAGAATACTTGGAGCAGATGGAAAATGAAGGTGAAGAGGTTGTAGACTTGTTTCCTGAAGATTCTGCTGCTGACAAAGTATCAGACTTGGTAGAAGCTATTATTATTATTGCTAACGATACGCACCTACTTAAGGCTGAAGCATCTCCATATATGATGCAAGACCGCCCTGTTATTGCTTATAGACCAGAAGTACGTCCGGGTAGATTCTATGGCGTAGGTACGGTTGAAAAGGCTTATAACATGCAGAAGGCTATTGACGCTCAGTTAAGAAGCCACATGGATTCTCTGGCGTTGACAACTGCACCTATGATGGGTATAGATGCTACTCGCTTACCACGAGGTATGAAGTTTGAAGTTAGACCGGGTAAGAACATTCTAACCAATGGTAATCCTGCTGAGATCCTACAGCCGTTTAAGTTTGGATCTACAGATGCTTCTAACTATGAAACAGCTAAAGGGTTTGAAGCAATGCTGCTACAAGCTACAGGCACACTAGACTCGTCAGAGTTGGTCAAGAGCGCAGCATCTACAGCAGGGCAGAATAATGGAATGGGTATGTCTCTGGCTATGTCAGCGATTGTCAAGAAAAACAAATTGGCAATGGCTTCATTCCAAGATGATTTCATTATCCCAATGGTTCAGAAAGTCGCATACAGGTATATGCAGTTTGATCCAGACCGTTACCCAATGAGAGACTTTAAGTTTACTACCATGTCTTCTATTGGTGCTATAGCTAGGGAATACGAACAACAACAGCTAATAGGCTTGATGCAAACGCTCGGTCCTAACTCCCCTATTGTTCCTGTTCTGTTAAGAAGCATTATTGCTACATCAGGAATAATGAACAAAGAACAGTTGATGGCACAACTAGAACAGATGTCTCAGCCTAATCCTGAAGCACAGCAGATGGAACAACAGCATCATCAACTACAGATGGCTTTGGTTCAAGCACAAGCTAATGAACTTAATGCTAGGGCTAGTGAGTCTGCTGCTGACGCACAAGAAGCACAGGCTAGAGCGCAGAAGTTAATGGTTGAAGCATCTCTAATGGATGATAAAGTTAAAGCTGATTTAATAAGAAGTTTGTCTGCTAACATGAATACACGGGATAAGAATGAGTTTGAAAAGCGTGTTAAGGTAGCTGATTTAATACTTAAAGAACGTCAGATAGATTCAAATGAGCAGATAGTTAGAGAGCAAATGATGCAAAAAAATGCTTGACAAAACACTGATTTTGTGGTATAATGATGGCTCATTATAGTAACTTAATAGAGGACTCCATATTGGATAAAGAACTCCAAGAGTATTACGAAGCAAGATTTGATATGATGTCAACAAAAGGATGGAAGGATCTCCTAATTGATGTTGACAAGATGATAGAAGAAAGAAACAACTTAATGGCTACTAAGAGTTTAGAAGAACTAAACCTTAGGAAAGGTCAGCTAGATGTTCTTTACTGGATCAAGACACTCAAGCAACTATCCGAAGAATCATGGGAGCAACTCAATGAAAAGGATGTTTGAGTTTAGATGTGGTGAAGGTCATCTAACAGAAAGATATATTGACGAGAAGGTAAAACATATTGATTGTCCTTCTTGTGAATGTATAGCTCTCCGTATTATTTCTAGTCCGCGTATCTCGTTGGAAGGTGTCACAGGAGACTTTCCAACAGCAGCAGATGCTTGGGCAAGAAAGCATGAGGAGGCTACAAGAGTTGCCAATAAACGCAGAGAGGGTTAGCGTCAGGTAACATTTTTTAATTCCTAAAATCACAAACGTGACAGGAGACAGTATGGCGAAGTTTGAAGATCCGTTGCAAGAAGAACTTGAGTTTGATAGTGTAGAAGAAGAACAGACTCCAGAAGAACAAGTAGAACAACCTGTTCAAGAAGAACAACCTGAACCAGAAATACCAGACAAGTATCGTAACAAGTCAATCCATGACATTGTTAAGATGCACCAAGAAGCTGAAAGGTTAATTGGTAAGCAAGCTCAAGAAGTTGGCGAAGTTAGAAAACTAGCTGACGATCTACTAAAACGGGAACTCTATCAACAACAAGCCGTTCAAAACCCTAAACAAGAAGAAAAAGATCCTACAGAAAGATATTTAGAAGATCCTGTAGGTGCAGTTAATGATGCTGTTAGCAATCATCCTGCTATAAAGCAAGCACAAGAACAAGCGTTTGCTTATAAATCACAGCAGGTTGAACAAAGATTAAGACAACAGTTTCCTAACTTTGATGAAGTAATACAAGATCCAAAGTTCTTTGAGTGGATTAAAGTTTCACCCGTAAGAACTAGGTTGTTTACAGAAGCTCATTCTCAATATGATTATGATTCTGCTGTTGAGCTAGTATCAACATGGAACATAATGAATAAAGAGAAACAAGTAACACAACCTGCTATGGTTACTGATGCAAAAAAAGAAACAGCTAAGAATCTTAAAGCTGCTACAGTAGACACTGGCTCACCTGCTCCGAGTTCTAAAAAGACTTATCGTAGATCTGATCTTATTAATTTACGTTTACGTGATCCAGATCGCTACTATGCGATGCAAGATGAGATTATGTCTGCATACGCAGAAGGGCGTGTCAAATAGAAAGGAAATAAAAAATGGCACTTGGTACTAATCACGTTACCCTTACTACTGCGGATAAATTTATCCCAGAAATTTGGAGTGACGAAATCATTGCAGCTTACAAGCAAAATCTTGTTGCTGCTAATCTGTTCTCTAAAATGTCTTTCAAAGGTAAGAAAGGCGATACGCTTCACATTCCGAAGCCTACTCGTGGTTCTGCTTCTGCAAAGTCTGCTTCTACTCAAGTTACACTAATTGCTGCAACTGAGTCAGAGCAACAAGTTCTTATCAACAAACACTATGAGTATTCTCGATTGATCGAGGACATCGTAGAAGTTCAAGCACTTGCTTCACTACGTAAGTTCTATACGGACGACGCTGGTTACGCTCTTGCTAAACAAGTTGATACAGACCTCATCAGGCTTGGTCGTGGTGTTAATGGTGGTGTTGTTGGTACTTCTGACTACGCTACTGCAGCTGCTTCAACCAACGCTTGGATCGGTTCAACTGGTGCAACGGTATATAACTCTTCATCTTCAAACGCTGCTGCGCTTGGTGATGCTGGTATCCGTCGTTCAATCCAGAGACTTGATGACAATGACGTTCCAATGACGGATCGTTTCCTTATCATCCCACCTAATGTTCGCAACACTTTGATGGGTCTTAACAGATTCACAGAGCAGGCTTACACTGGTGAGGCAGCTGGTGGAAACGTTATCCGCAATGGTCAGGTAGGTGACGTATATGGTGTTAAGGTATATGTAACTACCAATGCTGATACTGCTGCTGGTAACACAGCAACTGACCGTATCTGCTTGCTTGCTCATAAAGACGCTTTTGTTCTTGCTGAGCAAATGGGTGTACGTTCTCAGTCACAGTACAAGCAAGAGTACCTCGGAACTCTCTTCACCTCAGACATGCTCTATGGTGTTGCTGAGCTTCGTGACAGCTCTGCTGTTGCTCTAGCTGTTCCAGCCTAACTCTAGGCTATTGTAATACCTCCCCGGATCTAACAAGGTCTGGGGAGTTTTCTTAGGAGAACTCAATGTGGTCTAAACCTCAATATACGGAAGTAAGATTTGGTTTTGAAGTAACAATGTATATTGCTACTAAGTAAGGAAGTAATATGGCTATATGGAGAGGTGCTGGAGGTCCGGGTGATGCAACCACTGATGCTGCTAATGAAGCTAGTGTAGCGTCTACCAAAGCTGCTGAAGCTGCTGCGTCTGCTACTGCTGCTGCAGGATCAGCTACATCTGCTGCTAACTCAGCAACCAATGCTGCAAACTCTGCAACTGCTTCTGCATCGTCAGCTAGTAGTGCTTCTAGTTCTGCTACATCTGCATCTTCTTCTGCCTCTTCTGCTTCTACATCGGCTTCTAACGCATCTTCATCTGCTACTGCAGCGTCAACTGCTCAAGGTTACGCTGAAGAGTGGGCTACTAAAGCTGAAGACAGCTTAATTAGCACTGCTGCAGGTGGTGATGGATCTACTGATTACTCATCTCTACATCATGCTGCTAAGTCTGCTGCTAGTGCTAGTGCTGCAGCTAGTTCTGCTAGTGCTGCAGCGAGTTCAGCTTCTGCTGCTCAGACAGCACAGACAAATGCTGAGACCGCAGAGACTAACGCTGAGACAGCACAGACTGCTGCTGAAGCTGCAAGAGACGCTGCTCTAGCTGCTCTTGATAACTTTGATGATAGATACTTAGGTGAGAAAGCTAGTGATCCCACATTAGATAATGATGGTGATGCGTTAGTTGCTGGTGCATTATATTTTAATACTTCTTCAAACATAATGAAAGTCTACACAGGCTCTGCTTGGGTAGCTGCTTATGTATCTGGTAGTATTAATATTGATAGTATTACTGATGTAACCATTACTTCTGTAGCTGATAATGAAGTATTGGCTTATGATAGTACATCAAGCAAATGGATTAATCAAACTGCTGCTGAAGCAGGTCTAGTAGCAACTAGTGATATTGGCTCAACAGTACAAGCCTACGATGCTACAATTCTAGTTGACGCTGACATTGGCGTTAATGTTCAAGCATACTCTTCTGTTTTACAGAATACTACAGCTTCCTATACTATTGCTGAAGAAACTAAACTAGCTGGTATTGAGACTGCTGCTGACGTAACAGATGCTACCAATGTAGCTGCTGCTGGTGCAGTAATGGATACAGACTTCTCAACTAATGGGTTGATGAAGCGTACTGGTGCTGGCACATACACAATTGTTACTGATAACTCTAGTGAATGGGATACAGCTTACTCATGGGGCAACCACGCTAGTGCTGGTTATCTAACTAGTTACACTGAGACAGATCCTGTTTACACAGCATCGAGCTGGTACACAACAACAAACAATTCAACTAATTGGGATACAGCGTATGGTTGGGGAGATCACTCAACTGCTGGTTATGTAACTTCAGCAGATCCTGCTGGTACGGCTGTAGCAATGGCAATCGCACTGGGATAAAACATGGCTAATACATTTAAGAATTACGCAGCTACAGGTGTTGGAACTTCTGCTTCCACGATACTAACTGGACCGGGAGCTACACAGACTACTGTAATTGGTATTACGGTAGCTAACATATTGACCTCTGGACCTATCACAGTGGACGTATACGCTACGATAGGCGGTACAGACTACTACATAGTCAAGAATGCTGTGATCCCTGTAGGTGGTGCATTAGTTCCGGTGGGTGGAGATCAGAAGTTAGTCCTTGAAGCTACGGACGTATTGAAGGTGGTATCAGATACAGCAAGTTCTGCTGACGTGATTGCTTCTGTGTTGGAGATTACATAATGGCTTACATAGGTTCGCCTGCTGCACCTACTATTGCTACAGTTAGTGATGACACTATTACTACTGCTAAGTTAGCAGATGATGCTGTAACTTCTGACAAGTTAGCCGCAGGTGCTGTGTCTGCTGCTGCTGTTTCAGACCAAGCAAACTCATCTACTGGTTATTTTGATTTACCTGCTGGTACAACTGCTCAACGCCCCGGATCGCCAGCTAACGGAATGATTAGGTTTAACACAACTAATACAGAGTTTGAATTTTATGATGGATCTGATTGGAAAAATGTAACAAACACTAATGCTGATACTTATGCTGCTAGTTATTTAGTAGTTGCTGGAGGCGGTGGAGGAGGTTATGACCGTGGAGGCGGAGGTGGAGCAGGTGGTTATCGAAACTCTTACTCTACTGAAACTTCTGGTGGGGGATCAGCTACTGAAACACCGTTACAATTAGCTAGTGGTATTTCTTATACCATCACTGTTGGTGGTGGCGGGGCTAAAGGAACAACTTCTTCAGGAACAGCTACTTCTGGTAGTGCATCTTCTATTTCTGGTTCTAATATATCAACAATAACCTCGACTGGTGGCGGAGGTGCTGGAAACCAAAGTTCTGCTGGTAACTCTGGTGGGGCAGGTGGTGGAAATGGTTCAACAATAACGTCATCAGGAGGATCTGGAACTAGCGGTCAAGGTTACGCTGGTGGATCTGGTTACGCTACAGAATCAGGAACATACTTACGTCAAGGCGGTGGCGGTGGAGGTGCTGGCGCAATAGGAGTAACAGGATCTTCTTCTATTCGTGCTGATGGTGGAGCAGGTTTATCATCCTCTATTACAGGTTCTAGCGTTGCTAGAGGTGGAGGCGGAGGAGGTGGCGCACAATCTGGAGCTACTGTTGGCGGATCAGGAGGTGGAGGAAACGAAAGCACAAACGGTACTGCTAATACTGGTGGTGGAGGCGGTGGTGAATCTAATGGAACAGGTACTGCTGGTAATGGTGGTTCTGGTGTAGTGATATTACGAATAGCTACGTCTAATTACAGTGGTACTACTACAGGTTCACCTACAGTAACTACAAGTGGTTCAGATACTATTTTAACGTACACTGCTTCAGGTACATACACGGGATAGGTAATGGCACATTTTGCAAAAGTAGATCAAGGCAAAGTAATTAATGTAATTGTCGCAGAGCCTGAGTTCTTTGACACATTTGTTGATAGCTCACCGGGAGAGTGGATTCAAACTTCTTATAACACAAGAGGTGGTATTCATTACGGACAAGATGGACAACCTGATGGTGGTGTTGCATTAAGAAAAAATTATGCTGGTATTGGTTTTTCGTATGACCAAGGTAGAGATGCTTTTATTCCACCACAGCCTTACGCAAGCTGGACATTGAACGAAGATACTTGTTTGTGGGATTCACCTGTACCTCGTCCTGATGATGGAAATTTATATACTTGGGATGAGTCAACAACTAGCTGGATATTGGAGTCAGCATAATGGGAAGATCAAGAGATTTAGCAGACGGTAGTTACATAGCTGATGGCTCAATAGTTCAAGCAGATTTAGCTTCTGGAGTTGTTGGTACTGGACCTGCATTTTATGCTTATGGTACAGCTTCTGTTACACCAAGTGCTAATACAAGTACAAAAGTAAAATTTAATACTGAAGGTTTTGATACTGCTAGTTGTTATGATAATGCTACTAATTATAGATTTACTACTAATGTAGCTGGTTATTACCAAATAAATGTTGGAATAAACATGACTAGTGGTGTTAATAGATTAATGGCAATGATTTACAAAAATGGTTCAGAATACGCATCAACAGATATAAACGCAAGCACTGTTAAGTTAGTAACAACAGGATTGGTATATTTAAACGGAAGCACTGATTATGTAGAAGGTTATACTTGGAACAGTCAAGGTGGAGTAGCTGTATTTAATAATATAAACACTTTTTTTTCAGGATGTTTAGTGAGGGCTGCCTAATGACTTTATATGAAAAAATTATAGCTCTTTATCCTGCTTTAACAACAGAAGAATTTACAACAGTTATTACATTACAAAACGACTCTGACGGTAATGGAGACTACATTGCTAAGTGGGAGCATCCAACACTACCTAGACCTACTGAGGAGCAGTTAGCATGAGCTACATAGGTATTCCACCATTTGGAAATACAGTTAGGTCGGTTACTAATGTAACTGCTACTGCTAGTCAGACTACGTTTAACATAACTGGTGGCTACGTCATTGGTTACGTTGATGTCTTTTTAAATGGTGTGCTACTTACTCCAAGTGACTACACTGCAAGCAATGGACTAACCGTTGTATTGAATAGTGGTGCATCAGCAAGTGATGAGTTCCAAGCAGTATCGTATCAACCTATATCATTGTCTCAACACACAATGCCTACAGGTGGTACAGGTAACGTAATATTTTATGAGAACGATCAGACAGTGACACAGAACTACACCATCACAGCAGGCAAGAATGCTATGAGTGCTGGACCGATAACCGTAAACTCTGGTGTGACTGTTACTGTACCAACCGGATCAACATGGACGATTGTATAAATGGCTATAACTATTAATGGATCAGGAACGATTGGTGGTGTAAGTGTAGGTGGCTTACCAGACGGTATTGTTGATACCGATATGTTGGCTAGTGCAGCAGTAACGTCTGCAAAGGTTGGATCGCTTGGTACTTCTAATCTTCCAGCAGGCAGTGTGTTGCAAGTAGTTTCAGGATCAGATAGTACTTCTGATTACAATACAACATTAACTCAAAACTCTAGTATACACAGCGGAGTTTCAATAACTCCAAGCAGTACTTCTAGCAAAATATTAGTGATTGCACAGTTTTCAACTGAAAAGATATTCGGAAGTGGTGGAAGTACAAGCTCAACAGGATATTACCATGCACTTATATGCAGAGATGGTACTGCTATTAGGAGAATTGGTAATGCAGTTGGACATCTTGCTCCAAGTAGTATGAGGCAACACGTTGCAGGATCGTATTTAGATAGTCCATCAACAACAAGTTCAATTAGTTACGATATTAAAGCTCAAAGTGTTAATTCAGGAGGCTCAATTAGAGTTCTTTTTTACGACCCGTATATTACTTTATTGGAGATAGCAGGATGATAAACAAAGGAGACGCACTTCAATCACTTAGACCGGGAGCAGAATGGGTGCTTCGAGGTGATGACTTGGAGTGGTTAGATCAAAACCAAACTGAACCAACTAGCGCAGAGATTGATGCTGAGGTTGCTAGGCTACAGACTATCGAGCCTTTGAAGAAAGACATAGCAGAAGCTAAGAAGCTACTAGCTGAATCTGACTGGGTGGTTGTAAAGATTGCTGAGATGAATCTTGAAGGCACTGATGTTAAAGGTCAGTACCTAGACATACTTAGCCACAGAAAACTTATGAGAGAAGTGATTAACGCAAAGGAAGCTGAGATAGCCAATGTCTAAAATTGCTTTAACTCCTAACGCTAGTGGAACAGGTACGCTAACCATTGCTGCACCTAACACTAGCACTAATAGGACTATTACTTTGCCAGATGAAACTGGATCTATTATTACTACTGGATCTAGCGGTAAAGTAATTCCATCTGCAGCTTTACCTGCTGGTAGTGTTTTACAAGTTGTAAATTCTTGGTCAATGACTCAAGAATCTACTACGTCTACTAGCTTTGTTGCATCTAGTTACATTAAAGCATCTATTACTCCATCTAGTGCATCTAGCAAAGTTTTTGTAATAGTAAACGGTGGTGGAGTTTATTCTCAAGTAAATGCTTCAAGATTGTTTACTACTATTTATAGAGATGGCACTACAAATTTAGGGGATGCTAATTATGGATTAAGTAGACAACAAGTTAGCGCATCTTATGTTCAACCAATATCTATTCATTTATTAGATTCGCCATCAACTACAAGTTCTACTGAATACAAAGT